AAAAGTCCTTCACTTTTTCTTCAGGTAGACCACATACCTGATTTACCCAAGGGTCAGCTGAAGGAAACTTGAAGATTCTCCAGATTCCCTTCCTTTGGGTCCCCCCATTTTAAGGAAAATGGATCAAGCGAAGAAAAAAGGAATGTCTTTTGGTGGCCTAAGCCTTTTTTTGTTTTTTATAATCTATAAGGAAAACGATGCGCGCTGCGCGCGACTGCCCGTTGGGGCGCCTCGGCGGCGAGCCTGATACGTAGGTACACCCAGAGACACTCTGAATTCCGGGGTTCCGAGGTACAGTGTCCCATTGTACTCATTTCCCGTGGGGAGTGTTTACGCGTCGGTAAACGTGAAAGTAACCTGACTTTCACACAGGAGCGGCTTCTCGTCAGAGGGAGGAGCACCGTTGTGGTACGTGAAGCCCACTGCCACAAACGGGCAATAGTTCGCCGGGTACTCCGCGTCGTTCTTGTCGTACTTCAACACCTTCGGCATGGGTATCTTGAAGGTGAAATCGCGACCCACATAGGGGATCGTAAACCCAGCTCCCGCTGAGGGGTCCTGGTTGGTGTTGACAGACCAACCAAGTGGGCGGTTCATCATGAAAGTCTTCACGCCGCCCGTGATGGGGCTAAACTTTTCACGGTTCAAGCAGCCCTGAACGAACACGCCGCGTTCTCCCGTGAAGAGGCCAGAATTACCCAGGCCTCCAGGAGACGGGTCGTCGGTAGTGACAAACCCGCCTTGGTCTCGCCAAAACTGCTCAAGACATTCCCAGTTGTTCTCGGTCAAAGAATCATAATCCTTAAGGGAGCGGTGAGTGCCGACAAAAAGATACGGCTGGATCATGCATCTGTCACCAGCTCCAATTCCATAGGTTGTATCGTTCGGGTCAACCCACAAACGGATACGAAGAGAGCAGTACTTCGGGCAAATCTGGTTCCCCTCACGGAACGGAACACTAGCGTTTGCCAACTGCTCTGGGCTCTGCGCTTGCTTGATTCGTGGAATAATCGTCGCAACCGAGACATCGGAAATGGCATTCGCAAAATTGTACGAAGTGCCCTTAACCGGAGGCCATAGACTGGCCTTTACAGTCCGCGTTTCGAGATGGAGATTAACTCGAGCGTCCACAAGAGAACGCATTGGACGAGTAAGCTTATAACGAGGAGCAACGGCCTTTCGCGACTTGCGTTTAACAGCAATCGCGGCAGGCTTGGACCTCTTACCATAGGCGGAGCGTCGGGGGGACTTGCCTCTGGAATACTTTCGTTTCGCATACGCCATTCTAAATCGCGTTTCATTTTATAGCTCGACAAGTATACTTATCTCGCTTAGCGGAAATTTATGGCGCTGCGCTGTAATACCATATAAATTTCCTGATGTTGACACATTTGACACAACTCACTCTAGAGCCTCATACTCTTCGTGGCTGAGTACTACAAGCTCTCTGTTCTCGGAAATCGTGTGCAGTAGCCAGCGATCACGAGAGAGGTACTTGATATCCAGCTTGGCGTTGCAGAACATCCAAACCTGTGGAGAGTCAAACCACCAGTGTTTGTAGTGGTGCCGTACGTCACACACATGCCCTTTCTTGATCTGTTCGATAGCGACCATGAAAGGTGCTAGCTTCTTGAGACCGTCGCCCTCTGTCATCGAGCGTGGCAAGTCGATGAACACGAGCTGAGGGTCTCGCTCTTTCTTAGCCATTAAGATGTCACAAACAACTTGAAGAAGCTCTTTGTGATCGTTGAGTGGGGGCAAGTCGATAGCCCTGTAATGCAGTTCGGCCAACGATGCGATGGTAGACTTACCCTTGTTGCCGGTCCTGTCGTAGACGAGGTTCACGCCGCGGTCCGTAAAGAAGTCCCGCGAGTTCAAGATGTCGTTCTGGTACGGGTGCAGCTTTTCGAGCAGGCCCCGATACTGTCGAGGTATATACGACGGCTTATCGTAGGTCTCATCGGACCAGGGGCCCTCGACACGTGTGTCATACTTCATGACGTAGAAGGCGTTCGTGCAGTTGGCGGTGACGGTCTCACGCACTTCCATTCCTTTAAGAAGGTCGATCGCGTTGAGCAATTGAATAAGCTCTCCTCTGCGCTTCCTTTTAATGAGCGAGCCACGGCCTTGAAAATGATGGCGCCCTGTCTCTGGTGCCTGTTCTTTCTGGAACGTCCACTTCTTGAAGAGTGGGGTGATAGCTTCGACGAATGTGTCGATGTCAGGAAGCAACGCATGCTCGGGGTCGTCCCCTTTGGCATTGTAGGTGAAGTCGTAGACCCAGACTGGGTTGGACATTCCCCCCATATCTATATCGTCGCGGGGGTGCCTTATTCTAAGAAGCGGAAAAAGTCCTTCACTTTTTCTTCAGGTAGACCACATACCTGATTTACCCAAGGGTCAGCTGAAGGAAACTTGAAGATTCTCCAGATTCCCTTCCTTTGGGTCCCCCCATTTTAAGGAAAATGGA